CATAAAACCAACTACTGGTTCAAATGTTGCTGGATCTAGTACCACACCTGAGCTCATTAGAGGCACATATGGGCAATAAAAAGCAGCGGCATCAGCTTCGCTTGTACCTTTGTAACCAACTAGAACTGGTGTTGTATCACTAGCATAGCTATCTACAAACACACGCATAGCGCCGTTTAATGTGCCAACAAATTTGGTGTTGGTCGGTGCTTCGAATGTGCCTTCTGTTGTGCGAGCAAATGCACTTGTGGTTGCACTTTGCAACACTGTTAGAGCTGCTGGACTTACAACTGCCCAGTTTGCTGCGCCACGACGTGTACGCTGAGCGATCAAGTTGGCAGCACGATTGATCTTGACTGCTAGAGCAGCGTGTTCATCACCAACAAATGTAGCTGTACCACTAACAGCAGCCTGGTCATAACCAGCTAGTGTAGCAGGAGCTAATGAACGAAGGCTACCAAGAATCTCTTGATCAATTTCAACTGTGATCTCTTGTGCTAGAGCTGCCATGATTTCGGCTTCAACATCGATACCGTGCATGGCTTGTGCGTCTTGTGCAGCTTCAAATGTCCAACGAGCACTCAACTTGCGTGTCTTAGCTTCGACAACTTGTTTCATGATCTGAACATTGATTTTGCGACCAGGAGCGCCTTCTAGAGCAGCAGTGCTATCGGCCTTACCGGTAGACAAGCTACCAGAATATGCTGTAGCAATTTTGAATGGGCTTAGAGCTTCGTCGCCGGCTGTTGTATCAGTATTGAATGAACTGGTGTCGTTAGTTGTTTCAGCATAACGAACACGCAATGTATGAATCTGAGCAACTGGGCCAGTCATTGGTTGTACGCCAACGATTTCATTTGCAATAACAGTTGGCATAACGCGACGGATAACCGGTAGAATCACACGATTAAGAGTAGCGATTTGGCTAGCTGTTGTTGTTCCAGCAGCAGATTCTGTCAAACTTTTGCGGGTATTTTCTAAAATAACACCCATGGATGTGCGGCGATTGCCTTGAAGGCCTTCAAGCAGGGCATCTTTAGTTTCGCCCCAACGGCTTTCTAATAGTTCTTGTGTCATTATTTTCTTTCCTTTAAGGTTAAACTATTATTTCAACCCTGCCAAACGCTTGAGAACAACAACGTTGGTCTCAGTAGCAGTTTCTTGGGCTGCTGCTGGTTTAGCAGTTTTATCTCCTGTTACTTCACTACGGCTTTCTGTTAACACCTTAGCTTCAGCTTCGACTTTAACAGCACCTGAGTTAAGTACAGCAGGTAGATACTTTTCAAATGCAGTCTTCAATTTTGGAGTCTGCACACTTTCAAGAAGCTCACGCATGACCGATTGCTTCTCTTTAACTAGATTACCAAGTAGCTCGTCCATTACAGCTTTGCGATCTTGGTTCTCCTTGATTACGCGAATTTCGCGCTCTCGGCTTTCAACAATTTGCTTGGCTTGTTGCTTTTCGGCAATAGCTTCGGCTAATTGTTCTTGTTGCTTATCGAGTTGCTTCTTGAGCTTTTGTAATTCAATGTTTTCATTAAGATGTGTTAATGAAAATTCACTGGCAAATGCTTCAAAAATACGACGACCAAACATGTTCTCACGAGCTGCTTGGATGTCTTCTCTTAGTTGAGTTAATTCTGCACCGAGTTTTTGAGTTACTGATTCTTTAACTAACCGAGCACTGTTCTCAATAAAACGCTTTTGAATTGATTCTAGTTTGGACTTGGCTTCAGCAACTAAACGAACTTTGGTTTCCACCACAGCTTGTTTATCTTGAGCAAACTCACGAATTTCTTCGGCCAATGCGCGAACAATAAACTTTTCAAGGCGTTGATAATTTTCTTTTTGAACAGTACGGTCATTGTGCAATTCTTTTACTTCTTCGGCTAGTTTTTTAACCATGAAGTCGTTGAAACGACCTGCACTTTCCATCATGTGATTTTTAACTTTCACACGATCTTCGACCATAGCTTGTTTCTCACCAACGAACTCATCAATTTCTTTGGTAAGACTTTCAGTAACCATCTTGTCTAGTGCTTCAACCATGACTTTCTTATCGTGCTCATAACGAGTGGCCATTTCTTCGCGTAGTTCTACACGAATTTGCTCACGAGCTTCAGATAACCTAGCTTCCCAGGCTTCTGTGATCTCACGGCGTGTGTCCTCATTGATGATACCGTTATCTAGCAATGGTTTTAGTGCGTCAAACATTGCGGTTCTCCTATATTTTTAAGTCTCTAATCAAGCGAACTACTTCGCTCTTTAGATACTTCTGCACTTTTTGATTATCTTTAACGTCACCTGCCATTTCTAGTACTCGATGTCCATGACGCATGTTCATTAGACCTTCATATATGGCTTTAGGGTAGGCATGTGGAGCACTGGGTTGTGCTACTATGTCTACTGTGACGATTTCAAACTCACTGACGTGCCCAGTGGATTCTGCTACATTGCCGCTACCGCGGCTACTTACACCTAATTTCACACCACTTTCTAACATAGTGCGAACTAGCTGACCCATTGGAGTGGGTAAAATCTTTAATTTACCATGGCCGGCAGGACCATCCATCCACATTTGTTCAATCATATGGCTAACACGATCTAAATTAATCTTTAGATCATCTGGATGATCTACTTCACCAAGTACGCTGTAACCGCCTTTAATTTGCTCATTAATGGATTCTACAGCTCGTGCAATTTCGTTTACGGGGTAAACACGCTGATTGGCATTTTTAACCCCGCCCTCGATGAATATACCTTTCATGTAAAGATCTTTACCACCACTGCCATCAGTGCGGTCTACGGATTCAACCATGATTTTGGCATGGTCGAATGTTAGATCTTCTCTTAGGTACTTGGTCATAGTCAATTATTTTGCCACTGGACTGTGTTTTTGTACTGGCATATTACCGCTTGTTGTAGCACCTTCAGGCTTGCTTGCGCCAGCTTTGTTGGTGTAACCTTTGGTCTTTGCACCAGGAACATTTTCAAAATTTCCAGCGTGTGGTAAATTACCTTGTCCTTTTGCATACTGGTTATTAGGTTTTGGTGTTGGCTTTCCATCAGCAGCTTGCTCAGAACCACCGCGAGCTATGTTGGCTGAACTCCCGCCCATATCATTTTTACCAGCTACAGGACTTTTTGTATTAACTGTAGGCTTGCTGCTGCTGTTAGAACCAACTGTTTGGCCTTCAGCATTAGCTGGAACAGCAACTTTATCTACATATTCGCGAACCATGCTGGGATCCATGCCTTCTTCTTTTGGCATTTCCATATCGGCATGCTCGGGCTCTTCCATTTCATCACTCATAAGTGCATCGAATTCAGCTTTGAGTTCATCTAGAGCAGCTTCAAGATCCATGACACGATCTTCTAAACCTTCTTCGTCGCCCATGTCGGCATCCATTTCGCCACCCATGTCATCGCCTTCTTCGTCGCCCATGTCGGCATCCATTTCGCCACCCATGTCATCGCCCATTTCGGCTTCTAGATCATCTTCGGCTTCAACCATGCCTGACTCGTCAGCAGCAACATCATCCTCAAGAGTATCGAAAGATTCTTGTTCTTCAAAATCTGTTTCGTCAATGAGGTTCTCATAAATTTCGCGACTTTTTTCAACAACGATTTGATGAAATAATTCACGAGCTTTATCTTCTTGCTCATTGATAATGTATTCAATTAATTGCTCATACTTGTTCATCCTAGGGACTCCTATTAAATTAAGTACAACTATATTTGATATTTACATAATATTGTAATATTATGCTTGTAATGGCGGTTTTTTAGGAGTTTTTATAGGTTTTTATTACAAACCAGGTGGAGCACCAGCAGCAGATGCTGGTTTATACTGTTTTGACAGAGATTCTATTTTGTTTTGCTCTTCGAATTTTTTGACATCATTCATCATACGCAATCGCTTGATCTGAGCCAAGGTCAACCTAGTCTTGCGTACATCACTTAACTTTTGCACTGAATTATCTTGTTTTTGATCAGTATAATATTCAGTCATGTCTTCAAAAAGATCGTTAATAAACATATTTTTATTTATTAATTTCTTTAAATTGCTGGAGCTCCAGCCGGTACCTGAGCTGATGCTCCGGGTGCCACAGGTGCGGTTCCCGGAGCTGCTGCGCCTAACCCGGCCTCGGCGCCAGTTACCTGAGGCTGTCCGGGCTCCATGCCAGCCAATTGATCGGCTACTTCCAAGTCACTCGAAATTCCTCCCGGTGTAATCCCTACACTGCGTAAGCCCACTTGAGATTCTGCTGCATCAGGCGATTCACCTTGCTCTTGCAACCACATTTCTTCATTTTCCTGCATTTCTTCTTCAGTTAAGCCTAGATAACGTTTCATTAAAAACCGCTTGCTAAAATAAGCAACTTGTTCTAGCTGACCAAATGTCGTAATTCTAGCCGAATCTACTTCAACTTGACGATGTTGAGCAAAGTTTTGCGGTTCATTTAATTTCAAATCAAACAATTGGCCATCGATATTAATACCTCTCCAACGCATAAACAACTTAAATTCACTATCCAAAGTATGACTGATCATATTTTGCAATCTAACACAGTAACGATTAAATCTCCATTCCTGAATCAGGGCCGTACCTACTCGACCATCGTTGTAACTTTGTGTGCCGTCATCAATTCCGGTAGGCAAATAGCTACTAGGAATTCGCAATCCTCGAAATAATTTATTAGTGAAAAATCTCAGATCAGTAATCTCACCTAAATTTTGTCCACCAGCTAGTGTTTCTACACTGCTACCACGCCCGTCTGCAGTCTGAGGAAAGAAGTAATCTTCGTTAGTACTTAATGGATTATATGTCGCATCCATCATGCTAACACCACCACCTGTAGCGGTTGGGATTCTTCTTTGATGTATTTCGTTTTTAATTCGCTCTACAAAGGCCATAGCCAAATGATTTGGCATATTACCCACATCAATTTTAAATATTCTACGCTCTGGTGCTCGTTGTACTCTATAAACAATGATTGCGTCTTCTAATAATTCTTTTTGTTTAAAAACTTTAAATATATTCTCAAGTACACTGTTACCAAACGGCCAAAATATATCCAATCCTTCAGTTAAACTGAGATGAACCACATGGTTCGCCGATACAGCAACTTCATTTTGACTATGTTGAAAACGGCTTCCACCAGTAAATGGCGCATTAGGTTGGATGTAAGCGCCGCTAGGGCCACCCACTTGCGGATGATTTATAAAAGTATCCGATGTGCTGACCACGGTCATAGTTAAGTTTTGTAGGTTAGGTTGAATATCCTTAACTACATACTGCTCAGGCTCTTTACCTTTAGCTTCATTTACAATGACCTTGGTAACTTTGCTCATCTCTACCCAATACAACTTGTAGTTTTCTGGGTCTCTTACAAAAACTTGATCGCCATATTTCAATGTGTTTCTAACGATCTTAAACATTCTACGATCAAGCTCGTTCAAGTTAATCCATTGTTTTAATTGTTCTTTAATAATTTCTACTTCTGTATCACTGGGCTTGTTATTGTATTGAACACTAAACGGCAACCCGGTTACCGGGTCGGGTTGGCTGCTAAATTCAGCCAATATGTCTAATGCTGCATTCACTTCACTATCCATATCCATTTGCTCGTATTGATTATATCTCTCGATACGATTTGGATGGCCAGTGTATAATTCGGGTAAATTGCTTTGGTAGTTTCTATAACTAGGAGTCCCAGAATTGGCGGCAAAAATTCCGTTATACGGACTAAGAGCTCCGATTTGTGCAGTTTTGAAATATTTTTTCCAACTCATCTTGTGTTCTTTATAAAGTAATACTATTTATTGGTATCAGCCTACTGCACTACTGTAATATCTATTGTCTTGATTCTTTATATCAGATAACAAATCTTTGATTTCATTACTCAAGCTAGCATTTTGTCGCTGCAATTGCAATTGTTCTTTCAACAACATTTTGATATCCCCAGCATTAGCATTAGACATTAACTGCTGATTTGGTATAATCTGGCCCGCAACATCTGGTTTGAATAGCTCAGGGCCTCGCTCACCTACTAGATAAGGTTTATAGGGATCAACAGTGCCGCCATATGCTCTCTCCGGTAATTTACCAAATAGTAAATCTGATAATTTTTCAGCTAGATAGCCACCACCAGCCGCACCGACTCCTGCTGAGCCAATACTCTTGCCAAGAAAACCACCAAGTAAGCCACCGCCTAATACACCTAAAGCACCAAGAGCACCACGAGTACCTGCTTCTAATCCGGATCTTGATTTTTCAATACCGCCAATTCCCGGTATGTAGTCTATAATACTAGACTCTTTAGTGGGGGTACCTGCCTTATTAGTATTAGTAGTAGCCGGAGCGGCCGGGAGTTTGATACCAGATTCCTCGGCTAGTTTCCTAATCTGTGATAACATAGCTTCTGTGATTTGAGCAAACGAAGCCATATAAGGTAGTAATAATTCTTGTAACGCTACTCGAAAATCTTGTACAGCTTTAGCTGCCCCCACTACGCTGCTAGTTAGCGCATCATTGGCTACTTTTTGCCCATCTACTCCAGCTTTTGCTGCATCAAACGCTTCTTTTGTAATGATACCGGATTTATATAAATCCTGCAACATAGCAGCACTTACCCCTGAATATTTGCCAGTGGCCATAGTTGCTTGTGCTAGAGCTTCCTGTTTCTTAACACTATCACCAATCGCCTGACCGTATTGTGTCTGTATACTAAGCACTCGGTCTGCGGTTAATTCATTTGCTCTAAAAGCATCAGCCTGTGCTTGAGCTCTTTCTCTAAATCCTTCGACTTGTGCTGCTTGAATAGCAGCTTCTTTATCCCTAATTGTGCCAAACACCACAAGGTCCCTAAAAGCTCTGGCTTCCATATCAGTCATTGAGCTCATTGCCGCATTTAAAGCCTGCTGTTGCTGCGGACTTGCTTGTGCTACTTTTAATTGAAAGGCTAATATATTATTTTGCTGACGCATTTGCTCAGTCTTTTTCCTAGCATCTTCACCTGTTATAGCACTTAATAACCTAAAATTTCTAGCAGTCTCACTAACAGATTCTGCTAACTCTCGATCAGACGCCCTGGCACCCAATCTACGCATGTCGGCCATGACTTCAGCAGTTAGACTAGCCTGCTCTTCAAAACTATAACCTAGTTTAAGTAGCTGGTCTGTGGTGCCCGACTTACGCATTATCTCGCCTACTCGTCCAACAATCCTTGCACCTTCTGTTACACCAACTCCGGATCTAGCTAATTGTTCACTATTCTCACTTATTACTTTAGAAAATTGAGTTACTGTGAGACCGGCCCCGTTAGCAGCATTGCGTAACCCAGTCATACCGTCACTAAATAATGCGCCTGCGCTTGAACTAGCACGAAATGCTTCTATTGTTTGCTCTACTTCGGTACTTAAGATTTCTATACCAAATTTTAATAACTTGCCTAATCCCGCAGATACGCCGCCAATAATACTGCCAAGTCCTGTTAAAGCCAGTCCGGCCCATTTAACTCGGCCACCAAAAGCCATAAGTCCGGTGCCAACTCCGGCCAACGCTCCACCAATTGCACTACCTGCGCTAGACACTGTGTTAACAATACCGGTCATTAAACTACTGCTAACAGCAAATGCTGATTGATTAGTTTGTAGATTTTTAACAAACTGCCCAGCAGTAGACAATGTATTAGTAATTAAACTTGCCGCAACACTTTGAATCGTACCGCCTAGAAGTTCTAAACCAGTCTGAACATTGCCAATGGCTTGAGTTTTTTTCAGTTCAGCTCTTGCCGATTGGTAACTTTTCCGTTCTTGATCAGTTAAGGCTTGTCCGGATTTTTTAGCATTTTCGGCTAATTCATTGAATTGGTTATCAAGTTCTCGGAGTTGATCCCCAATAACAATAAATTTTGGTGCTGTGCCAGTTAACGCCCTTTGCCAACGCTGAAATTGTGTATTAGATTCTGCAATAGTTTGCTTGAATTTATTTGCATTTTCAACTAATGATTTTAAGTCTCCTGCTTGACCTATAGGAGCAGACCTACCAGAACCCATGGAGGCACGCAGCGTATCAATTAAATCATCAATTTTTTTCTCTAATTCAGGTGTCATTGGAGTCTATAAATATATTATTATTTATGGGGCAATTTTCAATGCAAACCACTTCAACTAACCCATTGGCAGGATATTTCAGACATCCTGCCATATATCTCAAACTACCAAGTCTCGGGCGATGGTGGCCTAAGGACGCAATTGATTTACCTGAAAACTTAGAATTAGCAATTTATCCAATGACTGCCAAGGATGAGATCATATTAAAAACACCCGATGCACTGCTAAATGGACAAGGCATGATTGATGTCATACAGAGTTGTTGCCCAAATATTAAAAATGCATGGGACATGCCAAGTGTTGATGTTGATGCCATCTTAATTAGTATTAGAATTGCTAGTTATGGCAATATGATGAGTGTTGAGAGTGCCTGCCCACATTGCCAAGCAAACAATAATCATGAAATTGCTTTAGATGGAATACTATCAGAAGTTAAGTGCCCAGACTACAACAGAAAGGTTGAGTATCGAGATTTAGTTATACACTTGAAACCACAACCATATTTTCAAGTTAATAGATCAAACATGGCGCAATTTGAAGAAACTAAAATACTCAATGCCCTAAATGACTCCGGTATTTCAGACCAAGAAAAAGCAAGGTTGGTATCTGAGGGCGTACAAAAATTGGTAGACATTGGTGTAGATATGTGTGTGCATGCCACTCATTGTATTGACATGCCGAATGGACAACAAGTTGATAATCTTGAGCATATAAGAGATTTTTATCATAACGCCGAAAAAGAACTAATTAATCAGTTTCAAATGGCATTTGAAGAACTTAATAATGAGACTAAAATTCGTCCCAGACATGTAGGTTGTGGCGAATGTACTAAAGAATACGAAGTATCAGTTGATTTTGATTATTCAAATTTTTTCGCAAAAGGCTTTTAGATTTAAAAGATGACGCCAGTATCATATCCTTTGTAGAAGGACTTGATAAAGATGTAAAAGCCTTAAAAGAAGAATTATTGCGTATTTGTTGGTATATGCGTGGTAGCATAACTTATGCTCATGCTATGGATTTGTCATCTCACGAACGAGAAATCATAGCAGATATTATTAAAGCTAATTTTGAATTTGCTAAAGAAAGCAAAATGCCTTTCTGGTAATCGAGATTTGCTTTCGCAAATCTATTTCTTTCGCTTGCGCTCAGAAATCTTTTTCCTTAAAGTTTTAATTAGGCATTCATCCAGATAATTCAGTCATAATTTGCCCAAGCAGGGCAAATTATGATGACGCCTTCATCCGAGTGCATCAGTCACTGATCTAGTAGAGTCGCTATGAAAAATAGCAGGAGGCGGTTGACCTGTACCCCCATACTCTAGCTTTTGCATGTCAACGGAACCCGCATCGCACTGATCAGCAGCACGAATTGA